CGCGACGAGAGCGGCGCGCCGATCAACCTGACGGGCTGCGTGTTCCGCTGGGCGATGCGCCCGACATTCGACTCGGCGACGCTGACGGCGTCGATGTCGACCACTGACAGTCGGATCACGGTTGACGCGGTGAACGGTGTGGTTTCGTTCCACCTGCCGAAGTCGGTGACGGTTGGCCTCGCGGGTCGGTTCGTCCATGACTGCGAGATGGAGTGGCCGGGCGGCGTGGTGGATTCGCTGTGGGAGGGCGCCGTGACTGTTGGCCGCGCGGCGGCTCGGGGGACGATCCCATGAGCGCGACGAACACGGGCTGGCGGCTGATGATTCTCGACGCGCCGCAGGTGAACCTGTCGCTGGAGACGAGCCCGATCCTGATGGAGCTCGTGTCGCCGGGCCCGCAGGGCGCGAGCGCGGCGGGCGGCGGCAACGTCAACGTCGTGTCGGGCGACGGCATCACCGTCACGGAGAGCCCTGCCGACACGTTCACAGTGCGGGCGAACTTCGGCAGCGCGGGCAACACCGTCTGCGAAGGCAACGACGCGCGGCTTTCTGACGCGCGTACGCCTACGGCGCACGGCCATGTGATCGGCGACGTGTCGAGCTTGCAGACTGCGCTCGACGCGAAGGCCGCGGCTTCCCATTCTCACGCCATTGCAGACGTGACGGGGCTCCAGACGGCTCTGGACGGGAAGGCCGCGTCGAGCCACGCTCACGCCGTCGCGGACGTGACCGGGCTACAGACGGCGCTCGATGGAAAGTCGAACGTCGGACATGGTCACGCGATCAGCGACGTATCCGGTCTCCAGACTGCGCTCGACGGGAAGGCGTCCACAAGCCACACGCACGTCGCCAATCAGATCAGCGATTCAACGGCTGTCGGTCGTTCGGTGCTGACGGCTGCGACGGCTGCGGCGGGCGCGACGGCGCTCGGGCTTGGAACTGGCGACACGCCGACGTTCAAGGAGATCGTCCTAGAGAACGGCGAGCGGATCAGGAACACGACGAACGGGCGCGTCGAGATCCTTCCGCAGCCATCGGTCGCGGACCGGATCGGCATCACGTTCGACCTGACGCTGCGGCAGAACCTCATCAGCATCGGATCTTTCCGTCCGATCGACAGCGCGGTGAACGTTGGCGGCGTGTACTGGGACATCCCGATTCAAGTCGGCAACAACGTCGACCTTGTGATCTCGGGACAGGATTGGTCTGCGTTCCGGCAAGTGGTCGGCGCGGGCCTCCGGCAGACGCTCTGCGTCGGGGTCGGCGTCGGCTACAACTTCGGCGGCACGGACATCAGCAGCAGTTCGTTCGCGCTGATGCATAGGTACCATTTCGGCCTTTCGACACGCTGCCCGAGCGTGACGCACGCGGACCCGCACTTCTACGTCTACTCGATGGACAGCACGCAGGCGAACGACTTCGTTCGCATGTCGCACGATCAGACGGACGGCGTGATCGAGAGCGGGAACGGCGACCTGCGGCTGGTTGCTCCGGGTGAGATCCGCTTCAACGGCAACCTGATTCAGAGCCGAATCACGTCGGCTCAGTCCCGGCTTCTCGGTCGCGGCGCATCGTCGGGCTCCGGCCAGCCGCAGGAAATCACGATCGGGTCCGGGCTCTCGCTGACCGGAACGACTCTCTCCGCGACGGGCGGCGGCGGCGGCGTGAGCAAGTCATTCGCGATTGCGATGGCGGTGGCACTATGAACAAGACTCTTGGAATCGACATCGCGGGTTCGTACACGTTCACGCCGGGATCTTCCGGCCTAGGAAGCGTCGGGTTCATCGGCATCGACCTGACGCTTGCGAACGTCAAACTGATTACGAACGTCACCCGGAACGAGATCATCTACAACTTCGCGGATTCCGCTGCGGGCGCCACGTCGTTCGGCTTGAACAACCTTGTGCTTGACTACGACACCTCGACGCACAGCGCGTCCGACGTGTTGCAGATCATCCTCGATGTCGACGCGCCGATGCCTGTCGATGCCGCCCCACAAGGAACGCTCTCGAATCTGCTCGTTCGCGTCCTGCGGCTCCTGTCCTCGCCGCTTGGCTACGCGAAGGATCTTCAGCGTTACCGCAACACGGCCATCGTGGAGAGCGGGACCGTAACCACAGTCACCACGGTAACCACCTGTTCGACCGTGACCAACGTATCGCAGCTTGGCGGCCTACCTGCGGAACGACTCATCAACAGCGCGAGCAGGAGCGCATGGGCAACGTCACACCGCGCACGGATCACCTGAGAGGAAACAATGGCAAACACCTTCAAGAAGGTCATCGACCGTCAGATGTGGGACAGCACGACCCCAGCGCCGAACGCCCACGCGGCGGCGGCTGCGCTCGTCAGCGACCTGCGCTCCGACATCTCGCGCAATCCGTTCGTGTATCAGATCGCGTCTGCGTCGATCCTCAACCGCTTCAACATCATCACGAAGGGCTGGCATTTCGTCGGCTCTCCGGGCATGGCGGCGCTTGCGGCGGGCGCGGCTGCGGTGTTCGCGCCGTCGTTCGCGGCGGTCGGCACGATCGCTGCGGGCGCGACCACGACGAGCATCCCACTCACGACCGCGCTTCCGGCCGCAGTCGGCGTCAACATGCTCGCCAACCGCGGCGGCTCGGGCGACTACGGCTTCAAGGTCCGAGTCATCGGGTTCACGGCGGGCAAGACGGAGGAGCGATTCATCGTCGGCAACACCGGCGGCACGACGCCGACGCTGCTGCTCGACAACCCGCTGACCTTCACTCCGACGAGCAGCGATCGCTACGAACTCCTGAGCGGGCGCGTCATCATGCTGTCGAGCGGAGCGCCAGCCGCCGCGTCGTGGCGTTCATTCGAGGTCGCGACGAATGCGTTCGCGAACCTCTCGAACACCAACCTTCCGACCGTCGGAACCGACTCGTCGCTGGTCTGCCTCGACGAGCAGTACACGCCGTTCGACTGCAACCCCGGCGAGGGCTTCGTCAAGGGCGCGTTCGAGTACGACAACAACCTCGTGAGCCGCAAGGCGCTTGCGGCGACCGCAGCCGCCGCCGGAACGATCACGGGACAGGCGACGGCTGGCGACGCAGCCGTTGTCGCGAACGAGTACCGCAACTTCCAGATCCGCATCGTGCACGACGCGACGACCCCGGCCTCGGTCGGGCAGCGGCGCATCATCGCCTCGCACACGGCTGGGCCGAACGCCGTCTACACGCTCGGCACGAACTGGACCACGACCCCGTCGAGCGCGGCGAAGTTCGTGATCGAGTACCCGAACCTCATCATCCTGCGGACTGCCGCCACGACGCAGTACGTCTACAACTACACCGACGCGACGGTAAACAACGGCACGAACAACATCGCGTCGAACGCGTGGAGCACGACCTACTTCGCCGCTGCGGCGAACGCGGCGGCGTCTGGCGTCATGTGGATGCCTTCATTCGGCATCCGACCCGACGCGGCGAAGAACGCGCGGCATTCGCACCTGTTCTGCTGGCGCGGGACAAGCGCGAACCTCGACCTGTTCGACATCGCGGGAACGATCACCGGCTCATGGACGAACGCCATCGTAATCGACGGCGGCATCACCACGACTGCGGCGATGAGCGGCTGCTACTCGCCGTTCGAGAACGAGGGCCGGATGTTCTACCTCAACCCGTACACGGCCAACGCCGTGAGTCAGATTTTCCGCTTCGACGTGCAGAATCGCGTGCTGTCCCCGTACACGCCGACCGACGAGATTCAGGCTGGCACGGCGACGCAGGGGAACCGCATGGCGGCGTATGCGGCGCTCGACGGAACCGACATCTACGACTGCATCCTGCTTCAGTCTCACCTCGCCACGCGCACGCAGGAACTTATCCCGCTCGTCTGAGGCCATCCATGACCATCGCTGAACTTATCGCACTGGCGCGGGCGCGGCTCGCGTACTTGAACGGAAGGCGCGGCACTGCCGTCGCGCTCGGAGACACCGCCGCGATCGCGGCGCTCGACGCGCAGATCGCCACGACCGAGGCGACGATCGCCGCGCTGGAGGGTCTGACATGATCGACCTGAACCTCGTCATAGGAATCATCACGGTGGTTTCCGCGATCCTCGGAGTCGGATGGAAGCTCGGGCAGATCGCGAGCGGCATCCGTCTTGAGATCGCGGAGATCAAGGGCATCCTGCTCGTCCAGCACGAGCGGGTGACCCAGTTGGAGCGCCGCGTCGAGGCGCTTGAGAAGGAACGATGAACAGCGGCCACGTGCCGCAGAAAGCAGGGTGAACGATGAAGCCCGGATACAAGACCACGGAATTTTGGCTCTCCGTCGCGGCGATGATCGTCGGCGCGGCTCTCGCGTCTGGCGTGTTCGAGACCGACTCTGGCGGCGACCGCATCCTCGGCCTCGCGGCGACGGTGCTTGCCTCGCTCGGCTACACGGTGTCTCGCGGCATGGCGAAGAGGGGGGCGTGAGTGCCCTTGAGCGCATCGTCGCGGCCATCGCTCTCGGCCTGTTCCGCTGGCTTGAGAGCCGCGCGGAGTCGAGGCATCGCGCGGTGGACGCTGACATGGACCGCGATCGCCTTCGCCGCGCTGGCGCTCGCGTTCGCGAGTGGATGCAGTCGAGCAGTATTGGTCCCCGAGTCGAGTCCGATTCGGATCGGCCCGGAGACTAAGGCCCGCGTGTACACGAGGGTCGGGGACGAGTGGGTGTTGAGCGAGAACGGGGTCGAGATTCCCGAGGGGTGGTACTGCGTGCCGCCAAGTTTCGTGGAGCAGGAGGAGTAGGCCGATGTTCACGATGAAGGCCGACACATCCAAGTTCTTCGACCGCGCGATCGTCGAGACCGAGGTCGAGCGGATCGAGTTCGAGGGTCTGAAGCGGAACGCGCTGTACCTCCGTCGCGCGGCTCGCAACTCGATCCGTCGCCGGAAGGGCCCGTCGCAGCCCGGTCAGGCACCGCGCTCCGTGCGCGGCGACCTGAAGCGCGGCATTCAGGCGCACTACGAGCGCGGCCTCGGTCAGGCGGTGGTCGGCCCGGTGAAGTTCGATTGGGGCACGGGCGCGCCGAACACGCTTGAGTTCGGCGGCGACTCGGTGATCGACAACTCGGTCGTGCGCAAGGTGGGCGACGGCGGCGAGATCCGCGTGGTGAGCGGCGCGGCGGCAGGGGTGAAGCGCGACTCGTCGGGCAAGTTCCTCCGCGCATCGCAGCGCGGCAAGGAGGTTCGCCCCGGCGTGCGCGTCGTGTACGGCAAGATCCGCACGCAGGCTCAGGCCGACCGTGCGACGCGGATCAACCGCGAGATATTCGGGCCGCGCACAATCAGGGTGGCCGAGCGTCCGTTCATGGCGCCGTCGTTGCAGCGCTCGCTGCCGAAGCTCGCGCCGATGTGGTCGATGAGCGTGAGGGGAGGCGGCGATGTCTAAGCAAGGCGGAATCAAGGCGGGCGCGGCGTACGTCGAGCTCTCGATGCGCGACGGGGTGACGGAGCCGCTCCGTCGCGCCGAGAAGCGCATGGAGTTGTTCGGCGAGAAGATCAAGGAGATCGGCAGCGCGGTTGCGATGGCCGGCGCGGCTGTGACCGCGTTCGGCGGCGCGATCGTCGGCGCTGCTGCGGCGAGCGTGGCAGCGTTCGCGAAGATCGCTGGCGACTTCTCCGACCTCGCTGCGCAGACGGGCCTGACGGCAGAGCTGATGAGCGAACTGGAGATGGCGCTCAAGGACGCCGGATCGAGCGTCGAGGAGTTTTCGAAGTCGGTCGTGAAGTTGCGCCGCTTCATCTCCGAGGCGGCTCAGGGATCGAAGGGCGCGGTCGAGGCGCTCGGCAGGCTCGGCCTGACTGCGTCCGAACTGATCGACCTCTCTGCCGACGAGCAGTTCCTCAAGATCGCCGACGCGCTGTCGAAGGTCAAGAACCCGACAGACCGCCTCGCGCTCGCGATGGAGTTGTTCGGCAAGAGCGCGTACAAGTTGCTTCCCGTCCTCGAAGCGGGCGGCGCTGGCATCGACGAGTTCCGGCGCAAGGCGCGCGAGATGGGCTTC